CTAAGACGACATGACAATCTCACCAGAGCCATCCGTCAGTTGCCACCAAACACAAAACGGTTCGATTGACTGAAGCCTGATACACGCATCGAACTGCGTCTGAACTTCGTCTTCATACTCGTAGCCGGGATTATCGACCAGCTCGTAAGTCAGGATCATTTCATAATCTCCATTATGTGAAGCGCCTAGGCGTTCTATCGCCACGGTCTGCCGGGATATTCGGAGTCGGCAACCACAGTCAGCCGAGGAACGTACTCTGCTGGCGGCTGCGCGGCGGAATGGTCGATATACGCGTGTCGCCCGCTGGTGGGAATCACTGTTGACGAAGAAACCGTCTGCGGCATCCGGGCTGCGGGCACTCGCCCGGTTGCAGCAGCCGGATTGCTGCTGTTGCCGAACATGGAACCGGCTCCCGCGAATTGTTGGATGTCCGGTCGCGTGTCATCGAAGTAACCGTTTTCAACCACCTGGAGGCAAAACTCGGCGCTGGTATTGGCGCGGGTAATCTGCTGGCTGTAGCACTGGCAGGTGTACTCACGCCCGTCGCGCGTGCCGATCGGGAAGCCGCGAGTACGGGCGCGATCGATCCGGCGCGGGTCTTCGCTGGCAGCACAAACGAGCCGAGGGAACGATTTCGGCTCAGTAAGCTTGTCATATCGAGGCGCCGACATGGGCACGTCTTCAAGCCTGGGCTTGAGGCTGTCCAGGTACTGCTCCTGGGTCATGGGTTGCTGGCCGATGTTGAACGACTTCGAAACGGTATCCATGGGGTTGAGCGATAGGCTCGACTGCGAGGACTGGGCAGGCTGCGATTGCTCAAGCGGAGCGGCCTCGGCAGCAACAGCAGGCGTCGAATAGGTGTACCAGATCCAGCCGATACAGGCCGCTATCAGAGCGATACAAGGCGGGATATACCAGACGTAATTGGGCAGCTTGAACGTGTGCGTGTGCACCGTGGCGGACTTGTAGACGCCGTAGTACGCAGGATCGAGCTTTATCCGCCGTTCCTGGGCAAGCTTGAAATTGCTGCGCTTCTCGGGGTTATCAATGCAGAACTCGTATTCGTGCCGAAGCAAACGTTTGCCGCCATACGGCCGGTACATGTTGATGTGCTTGCCGACGAGCTTGCGGACGTGGCTCATGATCAGCGACGGGTGCTGCGTGATCAGGTAGATGTCAAAACCCTGGTGACGGTGAGTCTCGAAACGAGCGACCTTCTCAGGACGAGCCTTGCGGCCATCCTGGGCACCGAATACACGCTGAGCTTCGTCGATCACGATGATCGAGCCATCAGGCAGGTTGTACCACTCATCAGGCGTGTCGAACTCGACCCACTTGCATTTGAGCTTGGCAACGTCCAGGTCCGGGATGCCGTAGTAATAGACCGTCCGGAGTGGCTTGTTGGGGTTCTTCGGGTCGGGGCCGTGCTCGAGCTCGATTTCCCGAATGGTGTTGAGTGTCTTACCCGATCCAGGCAGACCAGTACGCAAATAGAGCATTAGAGCTTCCCTCCCCAGCGAATGGCCGACTTGCTCCCGGTGGCCTTATCCATGCCCCAAAGCACAGCGCGCGCGATGTAGGCCGAAAACAAGATGTTCATGCACACATCGAGCTTGAGCAGGCCGATCAGCTGGATCCATTCACCAGGAAGCGACATCAGGTGGTTGAACACGTAGTCACGGGCCTGGGACATCATCAGATGGACGCCGGTATAGGTGACGCCGATGAAACCAAGCCCCTTGAGGAGCTTCCAGCCCAGCGGGACAACAGCGAAGCCGAGAAGCCGGAAGAACAGTTGGATTACGAGGTGCATCAGGACATACCCCCTGCAACGATTTCAGCCGCGTGGCGCATGGCGAACGCGACCAGGAGGAACGAAAACCACGAGGCGTACTTGCAGATTTCAGCCATAGCGATGCCGAAATCGACGCTACTGGTGACGCCCTGGATGGTGAAGGTGATCGGTGGAATTGCAGGGCAGGAGCCGCCAATGGTCGAGCTGGTGTCAATCATGCCGATCAAGTCGAAAGCTCCCCTCTCCTGCTCGCCAAACGGCTGATATTCCGAGCCAGCCATTTCCCCGGAAACACCGTCCATGAGCTTCTGTTCGTCGATCTCCTGCCACTTCTGATCAGCGCAACGCTGTTGATGATTCTGCCGGAGGATCGAGCATTGGATAGCGTCGCCGGTACAAACTGGCGGGGCTTCGCAAGAACTGTCACCACTGACTTTGGATTCGGATTTCTCCTCCTCCTTTTGGTCGTTCTGCGATTTACCGTCGCCGGCCTTGCAGTCGGGGCCAGTGCAAGTTGAAGTCTCGCCACCAGGAGTTCCGTCAGCGTTTGTTTTGCCGTTGGTAACGTTTGTGGTGGTTGTAGTTGAGCAGGAACCTACGCCGGAGCAATTCGTTGTAGTGGTTGTGGTAGTGGTGGTTGTTTCCTTCGAACCATCACTATTGGTCTTCTCGGTGACCTCGGTTTTAACTTCCTTCTCGGTCATCTTCGGCGCCGGACTATTGGGTACACAAACAGCATCACCGTTAAAAGTGCCGAAGTCGCAATCCATCGAACCGGGATCGGTGTATTTCTCAGTGGCGGTGCAAGAGTACGTATATTGCTGGCAATTGCCGTCAGCATCAGCAGTCAAACAAACCTTGTTGGTGCACTTGTTTTCTTTATCGGCAACCGGTTTGTTCTCGCTTGGCGGGTCAGCTTCTTTTTCACCAGCCTCACACGACACACCGTCACCGAAATAGGAAAAGTTTGCCCAAGCGCCACCAGGTTCACCATTAACAAAACGATATGGCTTGCCGTCTAACTCAGGGTCAGAGTAACGGCAGGAAGAATGACAGAGACTTGCGGGAGGCGGCGTTGTTGCGATAGTGCCGAGCAGTATCTCGCCAAGCTTGTGGCGGTGAGTGATTTTATTGCCAGTAGTAGAGAGGCAGGGGTCTTCTTTGGGAGGCTCACATCCTCCGGTTGAGCTGTTGTAAGTAAACCCAGATGAACAAGCACTGCCAAACCGATAAGCACTAGCATATTTCCACGTTGGCGTACTCTTGCCCTCAACGGTGGCATAACAGCTCGCAGCAGTCTCACCACTAAATACAACAGACCTAGGGTCTTTTCCTACATAATTAGGATCATTGGCAATAAGTTGAGCATAAACAGAATCGCATAGTGATGATGCAGATGTATAAGCGACTGTACTAGACGAGCTAGTTTTCCAATAAAAATCCTCAGCACTAGCGCCCGAATGCCAAAGCAGCAAAACCAGCAATAACGACCAAATAAGCCCAGTTGTTCGGGTCTGACCAAAACATTTTGATTTCTCCATAGTTACAAACTCCGGGCAAAAAAAAGGCGTGCACGGCCGGGGCCGACACGCCGGGGGTGACGATTAAGAACCGGCGCGGCGGGTCTTGATCAGAACACCGACCAGGACAACGAACGCCAGCATGGCGATGCCGATTGCAACGGCAGCGGCGCTGCCCTCGCCGATCTGAGCGAGAGGCTCAGAGGTATCGATGGGAGTAGCAGCGGCGAAGCTGCTGACAGAAACGACCAGAGCGGTTGCGCCCAGGGCGGCACGGCTACCGAACTTGCGAACTTGAGTCATGTATTTCATGGGTATTGCTCCTTTAAACAAGTCGTCTGAGCTTCACCAGGACGAAGATCAGAACAAAGAAGGTGATCAGACTGCTGGTTAGTTGTGCTTTCTGTTCACCGGTCATTTGCGCAAACGGTATGTTGCGCACTTCTTCGAGCGTCATAGTCGATGGTGTTCCCTGGCAGTCGAAATAGCCCTGTTCGGTTCTAAACCACGTTCCATCACACACGATGAATTCCATTTAACCCCCCTACCCCCGCTTGCAGGCGAGCTGCAAGAGGGGGCATTGCTGTTTAGCTGGCAACAGAAGTCGGACGAGCTTGTACGCGCTGTACTGGTACAGGAAGGCCGTCATCGGAAAGCCACAGGTCCATGCCGAACGCGGCGCCGGTTTTGGACTTCCACGCTTTGGCATATACCGGGACGGCAACTTGTTTGCCGATGTACGGCTTATAAGCGTTCTCGATGCCAGAATCGAGTTGGCGCTTGGAAACTTTGAGACCAATAGATTGCTCGATCTCTTGGCCGAATTGGTCACGACCAGGAGCGGTCAGAACCAAGTAATGCTCGATGATGCCATTCATCTTTTCTTTAGAAGTGACGCCCTTACACAGGCCCAGTTGTACCAGCATGGTGATTACCTCGGTTATGAACGGGCCCAGCGCCCGAGAAAGTGAATTGCCAACAGTCCGCACATAGTGACGACCAGGAGATTCATGGTTGCGGCGATCAAGACCGGTCACCAC